ATGGCTACTTTAAAATTGACACTTTTCAAGGCCAAGGCTCTCAAGGATGGGAGGCACAAGGTCAGGGTGGCGGTCTGCCACAAGAGAGAGACTTGTTATATCGTGACGAACGTGATATTAGATAGCGAGTCCCAGTTTAAGAACGGTCAAGTCGTAAAGAGACCGGACGCTTCTTTTATAAACAAAAGATTGAGGAATATGCTTAATGAGTATCAAGACAAGCTTGACTCGATTAAGAACCAATCGTTATATACATGCGTGCAGATAAAGGGCATGTTGGTTAATTCAGCAGGGGATAACGATATCTCTACGTTCAAGGATGTAAGCTCATCCTATGAAAGGGAGTTGATCGATAATGGGAGTATCGGGTACTCAAAGCTGATCGAGCGGAATTGCAGGTATTTTACCGAGTTCGTGAAAGGGGATATATTCCTTTCCGATATCACTCCAGAACTGATAGAAGGTTATTCTAGGTTCTTGAGGAATAAAAAGGGAATTGGGGAGGCTACGAACTCCATGATGATGAGACATACCAAGACTATAATCAATAAGGGTATAAAAAGAAGGCTTGTGAAATATGATGTCCATCCTTTCGTAAACTTCCAGATAGCGACTTCTCCCGTACGTGAGGTTGACATATCTTTCGAGTCATTTAATCGTTTGCGAATGGCCGATCCTTCGGAGCGTCGATTAAAGGTGGCGCACGATCTGTTTTGCTTGTCGTTTTATCTTGGAGGTATCAATCTTATAGATCTACTCGGCATTGATTTCCGTGGAATCGATACGCTGGAATATGTAAGGACTAAATCTAGGAATATGACGAGGGGAGGCAATAAGATCGTGTTCTCTATACCAGACCAAGCGAGAGATATTATAGATAGATGGATGGATAAGAGGACTGGCAAGTTGGATTTCGGATATAAGTTTTCCTATCCTAATTTCTCTAGGTATCTTTCTCGTTCGCTATCCAAATTGGCGCAGTCGTTAGGGATAACGGAAAAAGTGGTGTATTATTCCGCTCGTAAATCTTTCGCTCAATACGCTTCCGAGATAGGAATCCCGGATGGGGTCATAGATTATTGTTTAGGGCATTCAGACAAGTCGAAAGGCGTGATACGTTATTATACTAAGGTCAAAAAATTTCAAGCGGACATGGCGATATCAAGGGTAATTGATTACGTTAACGATCCGGATCGTTACCGGGATTATGTGGAGATGAGAAGGGATATAATGATGATGCGTGGGTAATATGTTTTTTATCATTAATGCTAAATAATATGTGAATACGATAAACTTTCATAAGCCGACAAAGGTTATAGGAATGGGCAGTATAGCAACAGTATTACTTATCGTGCGACAAGAGACTATAGCGTTAACCTTGAGTATAAATTGTGCATGTCTTAAAAAATATCAATAATAAAACGTAAATGTTATGGAAAAGAGCGATCGTCTTGTAGAATTGCTAGAGATTTTGAAAAGGGCTGAATGTATATTTGTTGAACAATGGAAAATCTTATATAAAGAGGATGAGATTGACATGGAAGATATTTTCAGCATATTCTATAAAGGTAGTAATGATTGTGAAATTCAAGTTAAAAAATTGATAATTAAAAATATAGATAGTGTAGTATGTAATAGGGTGGAGACTGCATGATAATTCGAGTTATAGAAAAGGAAAAATGGACCAATAAAAAACGCCCGTGTCAGAAAAAACACGGGCGTTATACTTTTAGTAGCGACAAATAGGACTATTTTGTCCTTTCTAGTAAGAGTTTAGATACACGTACTTGTAACTGCTGCAACTCAATATTGCTCAACCCTTCAAGATCTACATTTGCAATCTTTATTTTCTTATTGTTCTCGTCAAAGGAATTTTCCCTCTCCTCCAAAAGAGCGGTTACTAACTCGTCTATTTGACCCTTGATTTTCTCTCCTTTTAACTTGTAATCCGTTGTTCTTGCCATGATATTCGTTATTTAGTTAAACACTATACAAATTTAGGGAATATCCACGATACAATGATTGTCATTCCTTATTTTCTTTCTCTTTTTCCTCCAAGACCTTTTTAAGTTGATAGAGGCTTATGATATCATATTCAAATGTGGGATTTTCCCAGTTTCTTCGGACGGAGTTCGTTTGGACCGATATAAATTTCCGTAGGTCAAATATGTATTGACACGGGCTTAACCGGATCTCGTTAAATGTTATCTCGTAGTTATCAAACCACGCAAGCAGTTTTTTTAGTTCCTCGTTCATAAAATATTAGTCTAAGAAAATCAAATCTTCACAATAGACAGATCCTTCTTTAAAATATATAGTGCAAGAAAAGTGCTTCCTAATAAACACTCCAAAACTATTGGGACCTTCAACCCAAGAGTTTATTTTATAAGTCTGATCTCCTATATATTCAATGTGCCCATCTTTTTCCATTGTTCCGGGAAACCGTGCGGAAGATGGTGATTTCAACTTGTCTTTAACAAAATTCTTGGCATGATTATAAGCTTCTATTCGATCAGCGTCATCATTCCCATATGTCTTAGGCACATTGTAGTTGCTTGTTTTCCCTGTTATCCATATAATGGCGATTAAGGTAAATAGTCCTAATACTAAATAAAATAAGCATCCATTGCTATTTTTCTTTTTTTTCAATTCATACCCCTCGGGTATATAGACATTGGCTTGTGGACCATACATTTGACTCTCTTGTTCTTTTTTGTTCTTTTCTTTCCACCCCCAAAAAACTAAAATGGCTATAACAATGGCAAATAGAAATAAGTATTCCATAGCGATGTGTGTTAATTAATGTTTGTATTTTATATAACTTAAAAATCTGTTTAAATTTATAACAAAAATAACACATAAACTTTTCTTGTATTATGATTGATGAAAAATGTTATGCTGTTTTTGCGTAATATATTAAAAATAAGTGTTATATAATTTGTTATTTAGAATGATTCTAAATAACTTTGCCTCTGTGGTGGAAATATAAAGTGATACACTTTATTTTTTAACTTATATTTTATTTTCCGCTTTAATTGTTTAATACAGATATATTTATGATATGGGTATTCCGCATTTGAACAATAAAAATGACATGATATCATTGCGTGTATCGCCTGATGTAAGGATGAGGTTGTGCGAGGTGGCCGAGGCTACTGGCGTTAATGTCTCTGCGGTCGTAAAAGCGGGACTCTCAAAGATATTGGATGAGGTATATGATGCCGATGGCAACTTGTGCAATATCGGGGATCTTGCGACAAAGAGAAAGATCCCGGTATCTCATGGTTACTATCGTATATCGGATATATCCAAGGCGAATGGAATCAGTGAGAGGAGCATAAGAAATATGGTAGAAAAAGGCAAGGCATCGTATATAAAGAGAGATGGCAGGATATATGTATTATTAAAAGACGTGGAGGGTGTCAATGGCCGCAAGGATAAACACGATAAGAAAAGGTGATTGTGGTGTTCGAACGAGAGAACTGATCGCCAGATATTACTTGACATTGATGGGTGAGTTCCGTAACGATGATGGACGGTTGTATTTATCCATGGATAAAGGGGACATGTTTCATAACGCTATCACCTTGATACTTCAAGACTCTAAATTCAACACCTTAAAAACGGATTCAGATATAATGGATCGTATAAGGAAAAGGATTAGAAATGTTATGAGTGAGATAAAACAAGATCACAATTTATATAAGAATAAAGCGTATGCCAACGATATACAAACCGAAGAGGCGGGATCAGACGAGCCAGAGGCGTAAAGAAAGGATGGCTATCTATAATACGGCTCGATGGAGGAGGATGAGGGAGGCCAAGCTTCGTGACAATCCTCTGTGTGAGATATGCGAGAGGAATGGCATTACGAGAATGGCAGACGATGTACATCATATCCAATCATTCATGTCAACTGATAACACGGAGTCTAGGAAAGTGCTGGCATTTGATTATGACAACTTGATGAGCGTATGCGATGAATGTCACTCGGCTATACACAATAAAAACAAAATGATATGATAAGGACAGAAAGAGAGAATGCCGTGATATTGATACATAGACATTGCGTGCCAAGCCGCACGGGAGAAAGATATGAGAGCCATTATCTCAAGACTTATTTTGGGGATGCGCTTGGCTGCTATATAAGCAACGATGAGTTTAAGGGAATAATGGTTGAGGCTGGGATTATGCCTCTTGCTTCATCCCTTAATAAAACGAGTCATTGTTATAAGTTGAAGAGGATCATTCCGGATGCGTGGAGCGGGAGGATGGCATAGCCCCCCCCCTTATGATTTTTTAGAGGCGGGAAGTGTTGAAACCACGTCCCAATTCGCTTCACACGCACGGCGTTTTTTGAAATTCGCCAAATAGTTAAATATGTTAAACATGGGTACTAGATATACGATAATAAGTAAATCCAAGGATATTTCCTTCCAGTTGCCAAAGACTATCAAGCATAAGGCGACTCGAAAGGTCATATGCGATATAGTGAGAGAACTTTGTGATCGTGGAGAATTGACAGTGGGGGATATTCCGCAGCTCCATAGAATGGCTACCGCCTATGACTGTTATCTCGAATGTGTGGATGTCGTGTCTGAGCAAGGATTAACAATGAAGAATTTAAAGGGTGAAATTGTCAAGAGACCAGAGGCTAACATTATGCGTGAGAGTTGGACTCAATATCTAGATATCGCTAAGGAATATGGATTTACCCCTCGTAGCAAGAAAATGACTCGTGGCAATGTAGATAGCAAGGAGGATACGCCTGCGGATGATTTCTTCAGCAACAAATAAGGCATATATTCAATACCCGGTAGACGTGATATCAGGGAATGTGATAGCTGGTAAGCATATAAAAAAAGCTTGCGAGCGTTTTTTTTCCTTGATGGACGATGATCGGTACATGTTTTTGGAAGAAAAGGTGGATAAAGTGATACGATTATACCACCACCTTCGACACTTTAAAGGCCGGCATTCCGGCAAACCTTTCGTACTGGAGCCTTGGCAAGAATGGATTATCGCAAGTATCTACGGGTTTTACAATAAGAGTGACGGAAGTAGGCTCACCCAGACTGTTTATATAGAGGTGGCCAGAAAGAACGGGAAAACGGCGTTAGCGGCGGGGATAGGTCTAAACGCCCTTATAAATGATGATGAGGATGGGGCTGAGGTTTATTTCGCCGCCAACTCGAAGGATCAGGTAAAGATATCCGCATGGCCATTATGCTCTAATTTTGCGAAGGCTTTTGATCCTAAAGAAAAATACTTGAAAGTTTATCGTGATACTATTAATTTTGACAAGACAATCTCTTGGTTGAAGGTTTTAGCGGCTGATTCCACGAAATTGGATGGACCAAATCCCTCCACCTTTATACTAGACGAATATCATGCGGCAAAAAGCAATAGCCTGAAAGCCGTGCTGGAGTCAGGACAAGGGACACGGGACAATCCTTTGGAAATAATCATAACAACAGCTGGATTTGATAAGTTAGGGCCTTGTTATGAGTTGAGGACTACCGCAACGGAAATATTGAACGGTTTAAAAGAGGATGATTCTTTTTTCATGGCCATATATTCGCTTGACGAGAATGATGATTGGAAAGATGAGGCGAATTGGATAAAAAGTAACCCAAATATGGACGTGACAGTCAAGTCATCTTACCTAAGAAAAGAGGTAAGGAAAGCTATGAACACACCATCGGATGAGGTCAACGTAAAGACTAAAAATCTCAACATGTGGTGCGATAGTTCGGACGTATGGATTCCGGATGATTATATACTGGCATGCTCAAGGAAGGTGGATCTGGATGATTTTACCACGAAGGATGACTGTTTTGCCGGTATAGACCTCTCGTCCACATCGGACTTGACTTGCGTATCGTTCATGATACCAAAGGATGGCAAGTTTTATTTCAAGACGTTATATTATCTTCCAGAAGAAGCTTTGGAGACAAAAAAGAACAAGGAGCAATACAGTGAGTGGGTGAGGCTTGGTTTTTTGAAACTTACCCCCGGTAACGTTGTTGATTACGATTATATACTGGACGATATTCTATCGGTAGACAAGAGGTTGTATATAGTAAAAGTAGGATATGACTCTTGGAACGCCACGCAGTTCGTGATAAACGCTACGGATAAAGGGCTTCCAATGGAGCCGGTAAGCCAGTCCATAGGAAATTTCAACCGTCCAACAAAAGAGATGGAGCGTGTAATATTGTCCGGCAATGTGGTAATTGACAATAATCCGATAACTCGCTTCTGTTTTAGGAATGTTGTTATGAAATTGGATCATAACGGGAATACGAAACCCTCTAAGGAATATAGGGATAAGAAGATAGACGGGGTTATCTCCATGATTGAGGCTATGGGGGTTTGCTTAATGACACCTCAATACTCGAATAGTATATAGACTCTCTCTGATGTATTACACGATTTCGGTTTAAGGTAAAGACATCGTGTATGAGATTTTTGGGTTTGGATATAAATATAAGGCGCTCACAGAAAAAGGAACCCGTTGAATCCTTCGTTAACGTGCAACGCTTTGGCGGTGGGTCAAGCAGGAAACCGGCTATGACACTTGCCGCCGTATATAGATGCGTCAATGTCATTAGCGAGAGTGTGGCGCAACTTCCTTTAGACACTTTCAAAAAAGATAATGAGGGATATAAAAGCCCCTATGTTGGGCATCCCGCTTACGACCTTCTCCGGGAGTTCCCTAACCCGGATATGACAAGATTCACGTTCCTTAAAACGTTGGTAAGCTCCGTGTTGCTTAATGGCAACGGATACGCCTACGTTGACAGGGATGAATACGGTAATGCGTTATCCCTTCAATATATACCTTCCGGGCTGGTTAGCGTAGTCTATATTACGGTTGATGGTATCCCTAGGATGAGATACCAAGTGACGGGATTCAAGTCTCTTGTTGAGCCTTCTGATATGATCCATGTATTGAATTTTAGTTATGACGGTATAACCGGCGTATCCACATTAACGCACGCACGCAATACGCTTGGCATATCGAGCAGCGCGGAGGATTACGCGAAACAATTCTTTAGCGATGGTGGTGGCGTTATGGGGATCTTGTCCTTTGATACTAAGCTCCGTGATGGACAGAAGGAGGAGATAAAGAAGGCTTGGGCCGATATGGTTTCCAATGGGGGAATTGGTGTATTGGAGGCAAATAGTCATTACCAGTCTGTGTCAATAAATCCATCTGATGCCCAGATGTTAGAGACAAGGCAATTCAACGTGATAGATATATGTCGCTTCTTCGGGGTTTCCCCTGTCAAGGCGTTTGACCTATCTAAATCCAGCTATAGCACGGTGGAGGCTACGCAATTGGCTTTCCTTACTGATACATTGGCCCCGCTCTTGGAGAATATAGAGCTTGAGATGAAACGAAAGGTATTCCGTCCATCTGAGATATCCTATGTTGAGGTAAAATTTGATACAAGCAACCTGTTGAGAGCTGACAAGGCGGCACAAGCGACGTTTATGAAAACAATGTATGAGATGGGAGGTATGACACCTAATGAGGCTCGCCGTATGATGGACATGCCCAAAGTAAAGAACGGGGATCAACCGCTGGTTAATAACGCTATGGTTCCATTGGAGTTTGTGGCTAACAAGAAGTTTGATGCAGGGAAAGAGCGGTCTTGATCGCTGTATTACATCGTTTCGGTATATAATAAAATATCTATCAGCATGACAAATAATAAGGAAATAAGAGGAATATCATACCGGGCTTCCATAGAAGAGGAATCCAGGCATGTGGAGGGATACGCTTTGCTTTTTAATACGGATAGTCAACCTATGTGGGGGGGGGATCTCATAGAACGGATAGCGCCTACGGCCTTGGACGGCGTATTGGAGAGGAGCGATGTCTTATGCTTGATGAACCATGATGAGAGAAGGGGTGTATTGGCTCGCTGGAGAATGGGTGAGGGATCATTGAAGTTGGAGGTTGATGCCAAAGGACTTAAATATTCTTTTGATGCTCCGGATACAGCCTTGGGTGATGAGCTGGTAGAGGCTCTGAAGAGAGGGGATATCGCTGAGTCATCTTTCGCCTTCACGGTATCTAAGGATAATTGGGAGAAAGGCGAAAACGGTAAGTATATCCGCACGATCGTCCAGATAGACAAGCTGTATGATGTGAGCCCGGTGTATTATCCGGCTTATGAGGATACCGAGGTGGCCTTACGGTCTATCGAAAGCATTCGTGATAAGGAGCGTAAGGATTTAGAGGATAGGCAAAACAAGGAAAAAGAGGAACGGGAAAAGAGGGAAAAGGAGGATTTAGAAATTTATTATAATAATCTTAAAAACAGATTTTAATATGTCAAAGAAACAACTTACTATCGTGGAGCTTCGAGACAAGATCGGATTGCTCAACACCGAAAAACAAGGCATTTTCGATAAGATGAAGGCCGAGGGCCGGAAGGCAGATGAGAATGAGGAAAAAAGATTGGCCGAGATCGTTACGGATATCGCCGATTGCGAGTTTGAGATCAAATTGGCCGAGGCTAGGAATAAACAACGTCCGGTGGCTAACACCCAACATTCTAGGGGAGGATTGTTGGCTAAGGCTATCCGCTCAAAGATCACTGGCGAGACTTGTGACGAGGTGGAGGGGTTGATCGATGCCGGACGTAGGGCTATGACCGAGGCTAGCTTACCGGTGGATCAAGGAAGCTTGTTGATTCCGATGGAATATAGGGGCAATTTTATTTCCGCTCAAGTCACAGGTGATGGTAAGGAACTTATATCAGAGGATTTGCTTGGCATCTTGCAGCCGATCCGTGATAGTTTGGTCATGGTAAAGGCTGGGGCTACTTTTTTAACGGGACTGAAAGGTAATATAGGTATTCCTGCGTATTCTGGCTCATCCGTTAATTGGGCTAATGAGACAGGGGCGGCTCAGAACGGGAAGGGCACGTTCACAAAGGTAGAGCTGGCTCCTAAGCGCTTAACAGCCTATATTGATATCTCTAAGCAGTTCCTTGCGCAAGATACGCTATCTACTGACACTATGCTTAGTAATGACTTGGCACGCGCGGTGGCTATCAAGTTGCAGAAAACGATCCTTGGTGCCGAGGCTACTAACGCAAATAAGCCTGATGGCTTCTTTACTGGCACGCCAACTTATACGGTGACAGGAGAGGCTTCTTTCGCTAATATGATCGCTATGGAAACTGCGGTTCCCGTTGATGAGGCGTTAGTGAATAATCTTGCTTATATCACGTCAGTCAAAGGCGCGGGTATCTTGAAGGGTACTCTTAGAGCCGCAAGTGTAGCGGAGGGATTCATCTTGCAGAATGGCATGGCTAATGGTTACAACGTATATGCTACGTCAGGCATGGCATCCGGATTGCAAGAGAGCACGGATGAGGAAGGTATCATTTTCGGCAACTGGGCGGATTTCGTTATCGGTCAATGGGGTGCGTTGGATATCACGGTTGATCCTTACACGAAGGCCGCTGATGGCGAGGTCCGATTAGTTATCAACGCCTTCTTTGATGCCAAGCCTCGTAGAAAAGAATCATTCGCTGTTGGATCTATTAAATAACTAGGCTCATGATACTTACGCTAGAGGAGGCAAAGAGGCATTTAAGAGTGGATTTGGATTACACCGATGATGATATGTATATCGAGGAATTGATAGGCATGTCAGAGATCGACATCGCTAATCGTTTAAAATTCGACTCATTGACGGATGTTTTTCCGGACGGTATTATACCTCTTCCGGTCAAACATGCCGCCAAGCTTGTCGTGGCTCACTATTACGAGAATAGGGAGCCAATAGCTTTCGTTTCCTCTAGCAAGGTTCCCATGATGGTAGATAGCTTATTGTTTCCTTATGTAAGGTATTATAATCCAAAGGATCATGAGAGCGGGATTGATGAGAGATAAGATCACATTCCAATTACCTGTAAAGTCCGAGACTGAGTATTCTGCCTCTGAGGTAATTTATGAGGATTGTTTCTCTACCTATGCCCGTGTTTCCCACATTAGAGGCAACAGGGCGATAGAGGCCAATGAGATCGTCAATACCTATACGGTAAGGATCGAGATACGCCTGTATCATAAGGTCGATTATGACATGGTTATTGTCCATGATGAGATAAGGTACAGGATACTCGATATCAATCCGGAGAGATCCAAGAATTGTATAACCATCACGGGGGAGAGGATCAATGAGTAAGGTCAAGGTTGATATATCGGAATATAACCGGATGGTGGACAGGCTTACCGGGAAGGAAATGGATAAGGCTATGATTTCCGCCGTTCGATCCGGCGGGCAGATCATAAGGAGAAGGACTATCCAGAACTTTGGTTCCGGAACCGCTTTCAAGGCTTTCAATGTCTATAAAGACCGTAACGGATCAACTAAGAGATTACCATTGGTAAGGCTTAACGTTAATAAGAAAACCAAAGATGCCGTTGTTGATATACTAGGGGATTTTAGAGCCAAGTTTTTTGAGCTTGGTACCAAACGGAGATTTACCAAAGGGCATCGGGTCACCGGCGTTAAAAGAAAAGGCGCTAGGCGATATTTGATTAGATTGGGGAAACCCGCGAATCGTGGCATTATCACGGGACGAAGGTATTTCAGGAAAGCGCAAGACTCGGAAGAATCAAAGGTGCTTGACGATATGGAGAAAAGAGTGATGAGGGCTGTAATAAGGATAGGAAGAAAGAAATGAGAGCGTTAGAGATAGGAGCTTTGATTAAAAGACTGTTAGCTGATATGAGTATCAATGACAGGTTGAAAGGCCGTATATATCCGGTCGTTGCCGAGCAGAAAACGCCTTTTCCTTTTGTTACGTACAAAAGAAGTGGGGTAGTCTTGGAATCGGACAAGGATGTGTCTTATCGTTATGGAATGATCAGCGTGGATATCATTATCGTCGGTTCAAGTTACTCTCAATCGCTGGACATTGCTTCCGCTATAGTGGATGAGATGCCTGACTATCCGATAAACTTGGATGGTTTTGATATCTCCGATATAAAGCTTGCCAACGCCGTTGAGGATTTTCAAGACGAGGCGTATATACAGGCTCTTACGTTTAATATTGTAATTGATAATTAACATGGAAAATAAAGTAGTAAGAGGAAGGGATTTGATGCTCTTCAAAAAGGTTTCAGAGAATTATGTAGCACTTGGCGCTGCTACTACGCATACAATGAACTTATCAAGGGAGGAGCTTGATATCTCCAATAAGGATACTGGAGAATATGGCGATACCGAGCTTGGGCAAATCAGCTGGGATATTCAAGCGGACTCGATGATGATTGAGGCAGACTATGATAGTCTGGTTGACGCTTTTTTATCGGGAGAAGTGCTTCATGTGGCATTCGCTGTCACTGCCGAGGCAGGATCTAAGACGGGCAAACCTTCCGCAGGATGGACTATTGGGTCCGGAGGATATGAGGGAGACGTATGTATCACCTCTATCACGGCCAATGCCGCCCACAACGACAAGGCTACTTATTCCGCTACATTTAAGGGCAAAGGCCCGTTGCTCAAGAGATCTTGATCATGATGGAAGATAAGATCACTATAAAAGATAAGGAGTATCGCCTTGGATATAATCTTCGCGTCCGAATGATTTACGAGAAGATCATGGGAAAGAATATCGGCGATGACATGTTGACGTTTGAGAATATCGTGTTCTTTTATTCTGTATTGTTAGCGTACAATAAGGGTTTCACTATGGACTTGGAGGCTTTTACCGACATATTATGCGATGACGAGTCTATATATATCGATTTTTTGAAATGGTCCGTAGAGTACAACAAGAGGAAGGAGATATTGGAAAATACGGATAACACTGATAATGACGATAAAAAAAAAGAATAAGCGGTAAGGATATATTCCAAGCTTTGGTTTTTGTTGGCGGGCTTGATCCGGCCTATGTGCTTGATGATATGGAACCATATGAGATTGACGCTTGTATGGAAGGTATCCATAAGAAGTACATAGAGAGTTGGAATCAAACCCGTCAATTGGTTTATACGATAGCCCAAGTAAATAGCAGCAAACGTATAGATATAAAGGATATGATGCCCTTCCCTTGGGATGAGAATGACAGCATGGAGATGCCAGAGGAAGAGCGTGAGAGATTGAGCTATATGTTAAATGAATTTGTAAAATTGAAGAATAATGGCGGCGGATCTATTCGTAAGAATCCTGTTCAAGAATAATGAGTTTGACAGGTCTATAAATAAGACAAGGAAACAGGTCTCTGATTTCAAGAAGGTGACAGAGTCCGTTGGAGGGTCAATCGTTAGCATGACAAAAGGTTTTGCCACTCTTGGCGGCATCTCATTTGCGCTTATGGACGTTACCAAGAAAAGCATGGAGTTCGAGAAATCATTGTCAGGTCTTAGATCTTTAACCGGACTTGGGGCTAAGGATATGGAGTATTTCAAGAAAGCTGCTATTGATTTAGGATCTACATCTACACAAACAGCATCGCAAGTAGTTGAGGCTTACAAATTGATAGGTTCACAACAGCCTGAATTATTGAAAAATAGAGAGGCGCTTAACGAGGTCACGAAACAAGCCATTATCTTAGCCGAAGCTGCGGGTATGGATGTCCCATCTGCGGCAAAAGCTTTATCTGGATCTATAAACCAAATGGGTGAGAGTGCTAATGTGGCAGGTGAATATATTAATATATTGGCGGCTGCATCGCAAGCGGGATCGGCTGATATACAATATTTATCCAAGGCTATAGAGAAATCCGGAGGTGCTGCTAATTCCGTAGGTGTTAAATACAATGAGCTTGTAGCCGCTATTGAGACTATCGCCCCTAAGATAACGGAAGCTAGTGAGGCTGGGACGAATTTGCGTAATATATTCTTGATATTGGAAGGAAGCTCTGATAATAATCTTAGACCTTCTGTGGTTGGTTTATCCAAAGCTTTAGATAATCTGGCAAGCAAAAATCTAGATGCTACCCAAATGACTAAAATGTTCGGAAGAGAGAGCGTTACGGCGGCTTTAGCTCTGGTTAACGCAAAAGATCAATACAAAGGGTATATCGATGCCATAACTGGGACAAACACGGCTTTAGAGCAACAACGGATTAATAACGCAAATTTGGAGGGATCTTTAAATGCGGTATCATCCGCATGGGAAGGGTTTATTCTAACCATGAACAAATCAAATGGTTTTTTGTCTACCGCCGCCCAAGGAGTAGCCTCATTGATACAGAATCTTACTGATTTAGCGAAAACACAAGATGAGATACAAGAAAAGGTCATTGGTGATAAGGCAAATAAAATAATTGATAAAATAAAAGGAGCTTATGATGCAAACATAAGCGGGGGGCTATCAAAGCAACGTTCTATAGAATTAACCGCTATAGAATATGATGAGACAGAAGCCTATAAGATAGATGTTCTCAAAAGCGATTTGTCATCCTTAACTATGTCCTTGGGAGATCTAGAGAAGAGACGAAAGGAGTTGGCAGGAATGCCCGGTTATTATAACCGAAAAGAGAGAGGAGATATTCTCCAATCCATCCATGATACCAAGGAGAGGATAAAATATATACAAGAGGAATTGAGTGTAAGAGAAAAAGCAGATGCGAAAATAAAAGAATTTTTGAATAATACGACTCTAAAAGATAAAACTGATAAAGGGAAACCTATTGCCGTGTCAGATGTAGCCGCTAAAGGCTCAATAGATTATATCGAGACCCAGATATCAGATTTATCAAAGAAATTAAAATCCGCAACGGACGAGGCCACGAGGCAAGGAATCCGTATTGCCATAGAAAAGTTGAAGGATGAGAAATTAAAGATAGAGATGGAACCCTTACCTGAAGGCTCCATAGATTATCTTAACGCCCAGATATCAAGCCTAACGAAAAAACTTAACACGGAAACGGACGAGGCTGTAAGACAAGGGATCCGCACGGCTATAGAGAAGATCAATAAAGAAAAATATAACATAGAGCTGGAAGCTACGCTTGGACGGTTGAAACCGATGGAGGGGGATAAATTCGGCGTGTCAGCAAAAGGCCGTAATGCAACGGAGGATATTAAGTCTGGCTATATATCGGTTAAAGGCGTATCCAGTGACGCTATCAAGTCAAATTATGAATACGCTGATTCATTGGGGGCTATCGGTAATATGATGTCCTCTGTTTCTCAGCTAACAAATGAGGGGGCCGCATCATGGTTAAGCTATGCGTCTAATATCATACAGGCAGTAGGACAAGCCTTGCCTCAATTATCAGCTCTTGCCACTAAGAATGCGTCTGTCGCCGCTACAGGGGCGGCGGCATCGGTTTCCTCCATCCCCGTGGTAGGGTGGGTAATGGCCGGTACAGCTGTAGCCTCTGTAATAGCGGCTATGACCAATATACCAAAATTCGCTAATGGCGGTATAGTCCCCGGTAACCTGTATTCGGGAGATCGTGTCCCGGCGATGGTTAATTCGGGGGAAATGATCTTGAATAGATCCCAGCAAGGGCGTTTGTTCAATATATTAAACAGCAAAGGAGGAGTCAACGGGAAAGACGTACGTGTCACTGGCGAGGTGGTAGTGTCAGGTGAGCAAATGAGGATATTATTAGCGAATACTGATAGAAAATTAAGGAGAGGGAGATGAATAGGAAATATCACAATGAGTTTAAAGGCATAGATGGGGCCTTGAATAGGATAGATATATTATCTAAAAACGAGGCAATAGATCAGCTCGTGAAAACAACGGGTACCCCATTCTTGCTTCAATATCAAGACATTAATAAGTTAACACCGATACAAGGGGCTCAGGCCACTATTGAACTAGTGAGCGAGACTAATTTTCAGTTTAAAGACCTACATACTGATGATATGCAGGGATATATGGTATCTCTATACAGGAATAACGAGATCTTTTGGCACGGTTGGCTTGATCCCGAATTGTATAACGAGACCCTATCTTCCTTTCATCCATACCCTGTGGAGTTCACGGCTTCCGATTTCAATATCTTAGAGCGGATAAAATATATGGATGATAAAGGGAATAAATATGATGACATAGCCTCTATGATGACACATATAAATAGATGCCTAGACAATCTTGGACTCCCATTCTCTAAACTGTACATAGGATGCAACACTATTTTAGATGGTGTTACGATGAGCGATCAGGAAACAGCTTTGCATAAATCATTTATCATGTCTTCCAACTTTTACGACGAGGATGGAGTATCAATGAGTTGCAGGGAGATATTGGAGTCTATCTTTCAGCCATTTGGATTGATGATGGTACAAAAAAACGGGAATGTGTATATTTATGACTATAATACCGTGAAGAGAGGTTTGCCGATGAAAAGATATGATTTTAAGACATACGCATTCGAGGCGAACGAGAATGTAGATTTCTTTTATGGAGATGTATTAGATGTTGGGTTAATGTCAAAAAACGGCGATTATGGATTTGAGGAAATGATTAATAATATCAAGATCACTAGTTCGCTTTACGGTGATAACAGCATGGTAGATGTAAATGTATCAGAGAAATCGTTAAGTGATCTTATTGATAGCTATCTAGGACGTGACTTTAAATTGTATTATTATTCAAAATGTGTTGGCGTTGAAAATCTTTCTGGAAAGTTCGCCATATACAAGAGAGATTATGAGTCAGACATAGAAGGAGCTTTATTGGACTATGCCCCAAATCCGTCTAATATATATCCTGTTTACAGGATCAGATACCCTGATTATATATTAGGATCGGATACTTTATGTTTTATAAACCTTATATTGCAGACGTATGTGAATACGAGGGAAAATCCATTCAATGAGGATAGTGGCGTTAAGGATAATCCAAATAGCGGAACGATGAAGTTGTATTGCAATCTTTATATGACTGATAGTTCTGGGAAACCGTTGAGATACCTTGATCTTGTCAATGATAACGGATCATTTTGGGTTGATGTATCAAATGGAGTGATAGAGCAAGGGAAATGCCTATTATGGGTAAGTCAAGAATCATCGGTAACTGGAAGCGTATTGGATACGTGGGTTGGTAACGCAAATATATACAATCCTATGCCTATGCGATTTAATATAGAGACCATTCCGTCTGCTGGTGATGGATTGGATGTGCCTACAAATAAGAGTTATGGATTTCTTGTTTTCGAGATCACGAATAAGGCTAGGGTCGTTAATCCCAAAGATGATAAAGGCATAGGCGCCGATGGTCTTTTAGATGATAGCTTGGTTGAAAACATCTTGATAAACAATATATCCATGAAGCTTATAACGGAGAACAAGGAGGATGTTTCTGTCGATGACTATGAATTTAAGAGTTATATAAACAAGAAGGTTGCAAATGATTTTAATGATATAACATTAAAATGTATATCAGCGAACGAGGAGGGAATACCGATAGGGAAAGGAAACATATTAAAAAAAGAGGGAGACAAATACACTTTACAAACCTCTTTCACCCGATCTAATCAGACGGATATATTGGAGCGTCTACTTATGTGTACTATCCACTCGAATTTCAGCCAAAAGAACGAGAGATTCTCCGTTACCACCAAGATAGCTGGCAACCCAATATTATCTTACATAACATATTATCCTGTCTTATCGGGAGAATATATTGTGTCAGGATGCGCTATTGATTTCAATAAAGGCAGCGTAAATATTTCTGCTGTAGGATATTCCGATGATACCGCCAAGTTAAGCGATATACCATACGACTGATGTATTACACCATATCGGTACATATATAGATATGGTAATGAATGTTCATCATAATAAGATAAGAAAGACGGCCCTTCCACGTACTGGAAGGGCGTTAGACGCTATTGGAGGCGGATCTATAACGAGCTATCGAATAGAATCCGGAGAAGGCGGTGGGGGGGCTTCGCTTATTGAGATTCAAGAAGGGAAGGGTATATCTATTACCAAGAATGATCATATATATGAGATATCTCATAAGGACACGTCTACCGCAAATTCAATTATCAAAGAAAAGAAAAAAGCCTTAGCGGGAATAGGTCTTGATGACTTCGGCCATGTCACGGGCTTGGATACCTGTGACATCCTCGATCTTGAGGACTTGGATAAGAGGTATCTTCGCAAGGATATCAATGACGAGGCGGCGGGAGAGATCATCTTCGACAAGAAGATAGGCTCCTCCATCTTCCTCGACGACATGGACGGTAAGGGCTGGGAGATCAAGGCCGACGGTTCCGGTATCATGGAGGCGTTGAAGGTGCGTTCCGACATATACGCCGGTAACAAGATCGGCTCCATATCGTTCGCCCCCGGCTTCACCGGCTGGGGCACGGAGATAGACATCCCCACGGCCACGGGAACCTTTGACAACATATTCGTTAGGAAGACCTTCACGGCCTACGAGATAGTGTATTCGCAGATATACGGGTTGGGCGGCAACCAGATCGTATCCGATATCAACAAGATAGGGAGGGTCGAGAGGCTGTCCGATCGTTGGAGATGCTACATGGACGACATGGACGGTCTCATGCTGATGAACCTCAGGGAAGGTGATGGAGTGAGGATACAGAGAAGGAACGGTATCACGTCCACTAAATATCTATTCGGTCGCTGTATCGGTATCTCATCCGACTATTTCGACGTGGCCTACCCGCTGATAGAGGGTACCGGCGAGCCAGAGGCTGGGGATTTCGCCATGCGATGGGGTAACGACAGGGATACCACTAGGCAGGGCCTTATCTATCTGACATCGGCGGATCAAGGAGCGCCGTTCATCGCCGTATATGACGGTATCACGGGCGTTTCCACGCAAGACACGCTGAAGGCCCAGATAGGCAACCTCTCCATGATCCGTACCAAGAACGGTACGCAACTGAAGGGTTACGGGGCTTACCTTAACGGAATCTATATAGAGAACTCGTCCATATACCTCGATAACGGCATGACCGTGGAACAACAGTTCTCCGTGATGAACGGGGAGCTGAGGAGCGAGATCGAGGGGGTGAGGAACGACATGTCTCTGGAATCCGGGAATATACTTGTCAATTCCACGTTCGGGAAGGACACAAATTATTGGCGGTCGGAGAACGAGGTCCATTTCATTAACGTCGGGGGCGACCTGTTATGGATAGGCGGCGCTTTCTACTCGGAGAAGAGAGAGGTGGCGGACATCTACCGTGACGGTGATCGTAATGTGCTCCGTCTGCTGGGGACTACCATATACCAGTCAAACGCCAACATGAAAGGCGATAAGGCGGCTGGGACCTACTCGTACGCCTTTTTCTACAAGGTCATGAGACGAGGTGTTTTGACGGTGGGTTTCGCCGGGCAGGAGTTGTACGACTCCTTGACCCTCGATCCGTCCGACGAGTACGTCAAGCTGTCAAAAGCCGGCAAATGGGACGGTACCGGGGATTTCCGGATCGGATTCACCGGCGAGATATTGATATACGGCGTGTCGTTGTTCAACGACCGGTTGGCCGATGCCGTGATAAAGCTTGAGACGCGGATATTACAGACAGAGGAGTATATCAAGTTGCTGGCCACGAAGGAGTACGTGGACTCGGAGACCGGTGCGATATATACCAAGTATGACGCAGAGTTGTCGGTCATGGCCGATAAGATTGAGCAACGTGTAACCAAGACGGATTTCGATACGGAGACAGGAGCGATTAAATCGGAGCTAGAAGGAAAGATTACCGTAGAGGCTGGAAGGATAACGAGCTTGTCGACATCATTAGATAACACAAACAATTCGCTTACGCAAGTAGGCACGGAATTGGATGCTGTAAAAGGTAATCTGGAGCTATATGTCAAGAAAGATGGTGTGATAAGTTCAATCAATCTTTCAGATGAAGGCATATTGATACAGGCTGACAGGATCAATCTTGTAGGGGCGGTGACATTCAATATGTTCAATACGGATGTCAAAAATACGATCAATAACGCTAGCAGTAATGCTAGTTCGGCTCTATCGAAAGCTAACGAAGCCTTGTCTGACGCTTCTAGCGCATGGAGTAAGGCTTCGTCTGCCGAATCGACTGCCAGTACAGCATATTCAAACGCTTCCAAGGCTATTCAAGACGCAGCTACGGCCATATCAAATGCCGCTAAAGCTGTAACTACAGCCGGATCAGCGCAAGAAGCTGTTAACAGTCTTCCTGCATGGAGTAAGGAGGCTAGCATAATACAGGCCTTAACTTCTGCCACTGTGATAGTTAATGGATATGTAAAGACATCCATGATCGACGTAGATAATCTATACGCAACCAGTTTGGCGGCGGTAAGGGGTACGATAGGAGGGTTTACTATAGAAAGTAATAAGTTATCTTCTAATATGGCAAATGGAGGGACGTTCTCAATCAATCCTTCTGGCAATATAACATTTCAGGAAAACTCTGCAAAAAAAGTTGCCATAGGAACAAATGTAGGGATATCATCATTTAGTAGCAACACCTTTATAGGAATAGAGGATGACGGGGATAATGTGTCAACTTATGGGCTGATGATAGCTTCTCAAGCCTCGGTTATAACCGGTCTTGGAATATACAAGAACTTGAAAGATTCCACAGGAAGGAGAAGCGTAGAAATAGGAATCAGGCATTACGATGGGGACGCATCTTGGTTCTATAGGGCATCTATAAAAGCCTCGCATATGCCATTTAGCAATCATATTGACCCGGGTGAGTCTTATCCTGTGAGATGGAGTGCTACTACCGGAGATTTTTATGTTCAACAATAATAATAAATTAGTCATGAAAGTAAATTTCAACAAGCCCCTAAAGACCTTCAAGGGGGAAGACATGAAGGACGAGTTCGGAAAAGTACAAATCATCAAGGATATAGTATGCGCTAGGCTTTACTCGTCCGGCGATGACATGAATCAAGACGAGAAGTTCGAGGCTTACAACCTCATGACACGGATCAACGCCGCCGAGGGTGAATTAGATATCAGCGACAAGGAATCAGTATTGATAAAGAAATGTTGCGACAAGACGTTGACCGCAGGGGCCTTCGGTCAGATCTTTAACATTTTAAACGTATGAGACCATGGAGATAACGAGCGATACTAGGACAATAAACGGCTACTCGGAAGTAGCCGGTATCAAGATACAGTATTCCGCCTCGGTCAAGACCGATGAGCGGATAGACCGGATAACAGGCTCTTTTATCAAGGACGGGGTACGTGTGGGATCTCTGGCCTACGAGCGTAACGGGCAATTCTTCATGTCGGTGGACAAGCCCGGCGTGATAACGAGCAAGGAGGATGCGGTGGCCATCGCCACTCAATTCTTTAACGACACTTACGAGATGTTGAACAGTCAAGCGGTGGAGTAATATGGAAAGCATCATCCTATCATCGGGCACCGAGGTGACCCCCGAGGACATCCAGAAGATAGCGTCGGCGGTCAACGACCTCTTGCTGACCACTTCGAAAGACCCGGGGCAGTACGAGGAGGCCGATAGCCTGCAAGGTATATCGTCCTTGCCGGTGTTCAGGCAATCCGGCTCGGCCTATGATCTCGTGCGTGTGGCCATATCCTTGTTGAGGGGCGTTGACGGGAAACAGATCGTCTTGCAGGTCACCGCCGATTACATACAGTGGCGTTACGAGGACGGGATGTGGCAGAACCTCATACCGCTTGCCGACTTGAAGAGGCCGGCCACGGAAGCCGCCGCCGATGTGCGTGAGAGGATGGACGCTATCGTGAGCGAGGTGAACGCCTTGAAGACCCAGTTCGAGAACGACGTGAGGCACGCCTTGGAGAGGGCGGACGCGGCAACCGAGAAAGCGAACACGGCGGCTGAGAACGCCAAGTCGGTGTCTGACCACCCGGGCTATATCGGCGATGATTTCCATGTCTACACGTGGGATTACGCTACCGGGGCCTATATCAAGACGGACAGGATACTGAAACCGGAGGCGTTCACGATCTACAAGGTCTATAAATCGGTATCGGCCATGGAGTCCGACAAGGCAAACGTCCCGGAGGGGAAGTTCGTCATCATCAACACGGGCAGCGTGGAGGAGGAGGATACCGGCAAGCTATATCTCAGGACATCCACGGGCTACGACTATATCGTGGACGTTTCCGGCATGAGAGGCTTCACCGGGAAGACCCCGCAATTCTCCATAGGCACCATAACGGAGGGCACGTATCCTTCCGTATCGTTGTCCGACGGGGGCACGGACACATCCGGCAACCCCGTATACAGGATGAACTTCGTGTTGCAGAGAGGCCCTAGGGGATTCTCTCCCAAGATATCGATCGGCAAGGTGACGACCGGTCTCCCGGGAACGGCGGCCCAAGCCACGATAACCGAGAAGGGAGAGACCGAGGAAGGGGTCCCATTGGCAGAATTAGATCTTACCATCCCGCAAGGACAGGACGGGGCGGTGGCCGGCGTATACAAGACAAGGGAGATCGACCATGTCCCGGGGGCTAACGACGTGACCTACGAGGAGGGCGGCGAGACCAAGAGCTACCCTATAGGCGGCGAGGTCTATCTAAGGGAGTCTCCCGGAGACGTTACGTTCTACAAGCTCCACGACATAGTGGAGGGTAAGGCCATATGGGAGGAGTCTTCCGGTGCCGCGTTACCGGGGAACGTCTACTTGACCGGGGCGAATTACTACAATGAATCAGTAACAATAATCGATAAAGGGATATTATCATGAGCAAGAGAGGAGCTTACGTATACCAACAGATAGAGCAGTCCACCGCCGAGTGGACGGCTGACAGCACCATATACCCGCCGTCGCTATGGCTTTTCGAGCGGTTAGCGAACGGAAATTTAAGCATGAAGTTCTCGGACGGTGTCCATACGTACGCCGAGCTTCCATTGATGATGCAAGACATCAAGGTGAGGATAAAGACTAACACGGACACGGAATACGTCTTGGAGATAACCTCCGCGGAGGGAACCATAACCACGCCTAACTTGCGTGACCATTACGACGATACGGATATCCGGAATCTGGTCACCGGTCTAAGGACGGACGTTGATAAGTTAAAGCCCGTTGTCACATCCACCCCGTCTAACGGTCAGATAACCATAACGCCGGACAAGGCAAAAAATGACGATCCGGACGTGTCGATAACGCTGGAGACCAAGGGAGACAAGGATAAGTCGCTGATGGCCGACGGCAAGTACCGCAAGCTGCCCGTGTACGGCAGGAACCTGTTGCTGGGATCAGGGAAGGAGGTTAGCAACTCGAATTACAATATCGCTAATTATTGGTTGGCGGAACAGATACCAGAGGGAACTCAAGTCACGTTGACTATATGGGGAGAATTAGGCGGGGATAAGACATATTTTCAAGTTTATGCTTCAGATGGTATAACAAATCAAAGGGTTACTCTTAAAAAAGAAGATTTTGTTAATGGAAGATGTAATGTTACTTGGAATTGGATAGCTGGTAGTTCAGATAACACGACGATAAGGATATATGCAGCTCCCGGAAATTATACTAGTGTTTCCACCATCTACAAGATCAAGCTCGAGTACGGCGACATCTCCACCGAGTGGACCCCCGCTTGGGAGGATATACCAGATCTAGAAGAAAGATACGCATATGGTGTTGAATGGGATACTGCATCATCTAGTCCTGATGGAGTTAGAGTAGGTAATATGCAATTACATAGAGAACTACCTATCCAAAGTAAGATGAGAATGTGTGAAGTTGATAGGTTAGGTGCGGTTACTGCTGCTTCTGTTAGTGGTATGGTTCAAAGACTGGATGGAAGTATTATGACAGAAATCCCTGAGCATTGGTACAAATTATATACTAATGGTACAAAGTTTAGAATGATGCTATCAGAAATTCCATTACCCGGATATAATCATATAGATAAATTTTATATCTCTACTTATGAAGCATGTATTTCAAGAAGTGAAGGAAAACTATGGTCAGAAAATTTATATGCATATTCTGATGGAAATAGTAGTTTAAATAACTTAAGAGGAGGGGATAATACTTCTGATTGGGACGGCACCTACCGTTCCTTGCTAGGCCGTCCCGTCACCAACCTCACCCGGGACCAATTCCGGCAAGCCGCGAGGAAAAGAGGCAGCGGATGGGAAATGTATACCTATAACGCCCACAAGATCCTGTTCTGGCTATTCGCCGTCGAGTACGCCACGCTGGACAGCCAGAAGCCTTTCAACGCCCAGAAGGACGCTAACGGTTTCGCCCAAGGTGGCTTAGGTCCGGGACTGACGCAAATGACGGATTGGGCGAACTTCAACAACACCAACCCACTTATCCCATGCGGCTATACCAACGAGTTCGGGAACGGCTCGGGAGAGAAGGCATATGTCGTGAAGAACGCTTCCGGCGGTACTCACGCCACGTTGATGGCTAACAGGTATCGTGGCATAGAGAATCCGTTTGGACACATATGGAAATACACTGACGGGGCCAATATACAGGTCACCACGGGCGATGCGGGATTATCCATATTATGGACTACCGATGACCCGTCGAATTTCAGCGACACCTCTTACACCGGCTATGACAAGAAGGGCAATATCTGCCGTACAAACGGTTATGCCAAGAAGATGTTGCTTGGGGAAGATGGCGATATAGTGACCACGGAGGTCGGCGGTAGCTCCTCTACCTACTGGTGCGACTACTATTACACCAACACATCGGCTAACCGCATGCAGGTGGTGCTGGTTGGCGGTCACGCGGACAACGGGTCGGATGCGGGCCTCGCTTGCGTGAGGACGGATGATGCGCCTTCCGATGCGTATCGTGACGTCGGTTCGCGCCTTTGCTTTTTCCCCGAATATCGTAAAACGTCGGCGTAGCCGCACGTATCACGTCGGGAATTTTTTGTATAACGTTTAATGAGGATAAAAATGGAAGAAGAAAAGAATAAAGATGACGGCAGCTTGTCGTTCTTGAATATCCCAAGGGATAAGAACTCAAGGCATTTTAATTGTCCGGAGATCACCCAACAGAAGTTGACGAATCTCACGTTCTGGGTAATTGATTACATGGATGGCGTGTCCACCAAGTTCGGGAAAGACAGGGCGCTTGTCATGATCAAGGAGAATCTAGAGGATAAGGATAGTGATGCCAAGAAATTCTTTACGAACTCCCAAGAGATCAAGTACGTTCTTGGTAAGATAAAGGAGATGGACAAGTTCCCTAGGAAAGTGACGATGCGAGCCTCCGGGAACAGGTATTATCTCGAATGACGGAATGAGGGTCGATCATCCCTAGGTGGTGCTGGTTGGCGGTAACGCGGACAACAGGTCGAATGCAGGCCTCGCTAACGTGAATACGAATAATGCGCCTTCCGATGCGAATCGTAACATCGGTTCACGCCTATACTTTTAGAGAGGGGAAAAGATATTTAGATAACAAACAGGGATGGTGGCCTCGCCTCTTGGCGAAAAAAGTCTCCCCATATAAAGGGTGTTGGTAGGGAAACCGAAGACTCCCTATGATAAAAAGCAAATTAATGACAATAAAATGAAGAGAATAGGGAATTTATTTGATAAGATAGCGAATATGGACAACTTGATACTTGCGGACATGAAAGCCCGAAGGGGAAAGAAGGATTCATACGGCATAAGGTTGTTCGACAAGGACAAAGAGGGTAATCTAAGCCGTTTGCTAAAGTCTCTGCTGGATGGCACGTTCAAGACTTCCAAGTACCGGACTGATACCATCTATGAGCCAAAAGAAAGGATCATCTTCAAGCTCCCTTATTATCCGGACAGGATATTGCATCATGCCATAATGAACGTCATGGAACCTATATGGGTTTCCGTGTTCACGGCTGATACGACATCATGTATCAAGGGAAGAGGAATAACGGAGGCGTATAAGAGGACAAGACGGGTTTTGTCCGATCGTGAATCCGTCTATTGCCTCAAGGTTGATATCCGCAAATTCTATCCGTCAATAGACCATGAGGTGTTAAAAGGCATCGCTCGGAAGAAGATCAAGGACGATCGCTTGCTTATGTTGTTGGATGAGATCATCGATTCCGCTCCCGGCGTTCCGATCGGGAACTATCTTAGCCAATATCTTGCGAATCTTTATCTCGCCTATCTGGATCACGAGATAAAGGAGATTATAGATATAAGGCATTATATCAGATACGCGGATGACATGACTTTTTTCCATCATGATAAGTGTTTCTTGAGAAACGTATTGCTCCCGTGGCTTATCGATAGATTGTCCGTGTTGAAGTTGGAGCTGAAAGGGAATTACCAGATATTTAAGATCGCTGAGAGAAGATCGGATAAAAGCGGCCGTGGTATAGATTTCGTGGGGTTCGTTTTCTATAAGGAGCATATACGGATAAGGAAGAGGACTAAGCAAAATCTATGTCGTGCGGCGGCTAGATTGAATAAAGTCCCGAATATATCCTTAACGGAATACAAGGCAGGTCTAGCCGGTTGGCTGGGCTGGATATATGATAGCGATAGCAAGCATTTAGCTAAGAAAATTTTAAAACCAGAGTTTTATGAAGCGATCATGGAGCGACACAATGCCGCCTAAAATAGAGCGGGACGGTGACGGTTCCTACCTTTACCGGTGGGACGTTAGAGAGGAGACAAGGGAGATGGGTGACGATATGGCCCCCGTGATCTCCTATAGTTACAACGAGGTCAGGGTATGGCCCACGTTGACGGCCAACAAGATATTGGAGGCCTGTATCAACGCCCTATGGGACAAGGACGTGGAGCAAAAGAAGCTGAACGACTACAACGCCGCCCAGCTGGGCATACTGGACTTGTCATACGTGGAGTCTTATAAGACGTTCCTTAACGAAAGGAAGGCGTTGAAAGACCGTGTGGATAGCGATTTCGCCGAGTGGGAGGCGGCGAGAGAGGATGAGAGCGTAGTGGTTGTTTAACTAATTAAAAAAAGCATCGGAAGAATGGATTGGACGATGATGTTAACCGCCGTATTAACCTTTGTTGGAGGAGGTGGTCTTGGAGCAGTGCTGATGTTTCCGCAAAAGAGGAAATCGGCCGAGTTGGAGAATGAGACGAAAGCGAGTGAGCAATGGAAGGAATTGTATATCAAAAGTCAGGAGGAAAAGAAAGGTTTGAGCAATCTTATAGATAAACTATACGACGATCAGGGACATTTTCGTGACGAGAATAACCGTCTTACAACCCAGATAGCGGTATACAAAGTACTTAAATGCAGAGATTTGAAATGTACCAATAGGAATCCTCCTATCGAGAACAATATAAATAGTGAGGATAAGGAGGATAAAGATTGCGATAAAGAAGGCTCCCCAGATCCAAAAGGATAGGGGAGCCGGATAAATTTTAGCTTCCTGTCTTTCGCAAGGGAGGATAGCAAGGTTAACAAAGCGCATAAAAGTATAAAAAATAATTGATATGAGAACGATTAACAGGAAAATCAACTTGATCGTGATCCATTGTTCGGCCACTAGGGTAGATAAGGATTATACCCCTGAGCAATTAGAGAGAGACCACAAGGCGAGAGGATTCAACTCCGCGGGTTATAACTATTATATCCGGAAGAGCGGGGAGATAGTATCTATGCGTCCATTGGAATTGATTCCGGCTCATGTGACCGGATATAACAAGAACAGTATAGGAATATGCTATGAGGGTGGTCTTGATCCGGACGGGAATCCGGATGATACACGTACGGAGGCACAGAGACAGTCGATTATAAGGCTGTTGTTGGATTTGGTCGTACAGTTCCCGGATAGTAGGATCTGCGGTCATCGTGACCTATCCCCGGATCTTAACGGTAACGGTAAGATTGAACCGGACGAGTGGATGAAGATGTGTCCGTGTTTTAATGCCGAGGAGGAGTATCGCAATATATGAAACCTTGGCAAGTAATATTAATACTAGTGTGCTTGGTAGCCAGTTTCACGACTGGCTACCATATCCGGGGGGATGTGGATGGCAATCAAATACATAAGACCGACACGTTTACTTATGTTGACACGATACATGACAGCATCCCGTACCCGGTCTATGAGACACTGGTACAAACAATACCTGAGCCGTTCCCTGTTTATATCACGTTGGACGGTGACACGGTAAAGGAACCTGTATATGTTCCGGTACCCATAACCAGCAAGGAGTACAAGACGGATGATTACCGGCTTTCAATTTCGGGTTACAAGCCTAATCTTGACTACATCGAGGTTTATAGAAGGACTGAGTATATAACCAAGACGATCACCCCACGTAGATGGGGAATCGGAGCGATAGCCGGTTATGGGATCGGTAAACACGGGTTGTCACCCTATGTCGGGATAGGCGGGTTCTATAGGATTTGGTGAAAAAGGTTAAGCCCACCGAATCTCACGATCAAGCGAGCTTAATATTTATTTATGAATGCGTGCGGGGTAAAGCCCCTATTCCTTCTCTGATTCGACCCGGACGAAGGAAAACATAGCCAAGCCATGTGTGTTTTTCGGGGCTTCCTTGATATAACATGCGTGGCTTTATTAATGTTCAATTAAAATATGAATATGAACAAGGTCGAAGAGTTTTACAAGCGAGTGATTTGTATCGCAGGTGAGGTATGCGGGGTTGATCCCGTAGACATGATGTCATTTAACCGTGAGGAATGCGTTAACGCCCGTGGTATCCTCATTATAATACTCTTGGATAAGGGGTACTCGGAGAAAGTTGTGGCCGATCTTACAGGGCTTACCAGACGGGGCGTTAATAGGATCAAGAACGATTTTCCAGATAGGATAAGGCGTAATTGGATGATACATATGCTTGACCGGGAGGTCAGGAACAAACTAGGAATGAATAAGGAATAAGCTAGGAACAAGATATTTCCCATGGTATGGACTTCTCTGGATTTTTGTGGTGTCCGGGATACCCGGACATGATCATTAAAAAATCTAGGTTATGAGAATTAAAGGAATGAATGGTGAGGAGTACAGTGTCACCGGGCAAGGCCAAGGTAATTACAACACCGTGGGAGCTTCCGCAGGTATCGCTTCTTTCTTGGGATTGAACGCCGGGAATCTTTTGGGTGGTTGTGGCAACGTAAGGAACGCTGGATATGGCGGTCCGGTTGAGGTAATCACATCCGAAGACAGGCCTATTTCCCGCTATGAGGCTGGGATGATGGATAAGATTTCCGCTAAGGACTCTGAGATCGCCTTGTTGAAATCCAACACTTACACTGACCAAAAGTTGGCGGATGTTTATGACCGCTTGTTGACAATCATCAACAGGAACAAGGAGGAACAAGCCTCAATTAACATGAACCAAGCCGTTTACAATGGGACTAACACCGCTACATTGAAATGCATGCAACAGCAGATCGCGGATCTAGCGGCATTGAGCGAGTTGGTGATCCCGCAGCGTAAGGTTTGTGATACGGGATGTTGCGGATGTAATTGATGATGGCCATGTACTCTAACGCTCAAAAACTGGCGGCTGTGCTCAATAAGTGGGCACAGCCCGCTATCCAAGGTCTCTTGGGAACTCGGTTGGGACAACTTCCTTTCATAGCGAACATAGACGCTAAGTTACGCTCCACGGGTTGGGTAAGTCCCATGTGGAGCATATCCAAGGAGATATCCCCATTGCTAGACGGATTGTCATCCTCATTAGTTGAGCCGATGTTGGCTCGGTACCTTCAAGGCATCCCTGATGAGGCTATCCCGGAGTTGGCGCACAAGGTGGTGGAGGACGCTATAAGAAACGGCGGGCTTTCCCTGTTTGAGGGAAAGGTCGAGTTCGAGACCGATGACTTGGAGGAACTAAGGACGTTGTTGCGTTACAATCTTCCGGTCCCGGAAAAGACCGGCTCATACGAGGTATTGACAGAAGAACCTATTCCACAAGGTGATGATGTGGATAAATAAATAATCAATAATAATTACGATCATGATTCAATTAACACCAATTGCGATCGCCGCTACCAGCCAACAATACTTGACTAATGTAGTGGAGAATTTATGTCAGGCCTATTGCGCAGACAATGGCGTACAGCCTACCGGCATAGTCAATTTCACCGTCGCCGAGCAAAGTACGGTGAATACGCAAACGACGGTTACGATCAATGCCGCCGTACTTGTGGCTTATACGCCCAAGGGATCCTGCAGGACGGTTACCAAGCAATGGGTCGAGCAATTCAAGGTAGCTTTTATCGGGGCCGCTGGTGCTGTTCCCACGATATCTCTTACCCCTCTCGTCACCCAAGTCACGCCCGAGAACGTCAAGTGTTGTAACCGTGCCTACGGTGTAAGTTTGGCTACCCCATTGACTATTTCCGCTACCTTTCCAGCGGCTCCCGGCGCTTGATTCATTAATGTTTAAAATGCAAGATCATGCGTTACAAAGAACTGATGAAGGATTACCACTCAAAAGGGATGGTATCCGAAAAAAAGATGTGGGAGGCCATAGGAGAGCTGGACGAGGCGATGGAGTGTCTAAAGGAAAAAGATCCCGACACGTATGACGAGGCCATACGTGATATACATGAGGTTTTTTGCGGTCCTCATTATAATGAGTGCTTTGCTAGGATGGACGTGGCGGCAATGCACCATAAAGGCAAGTCGGGGGAGGATAAGGGTGAGCACTGGAACATCCAGCAAGTAACCGCCGTCGCTAAAGGCATGAGCGTACCGGGCAACGCTAATATTTGGGATGTTTACGTTGCGCTAAATTCAGCGTGGCACGACAAGGAAGTAAAGTTCACGGAATGGTTCGGTCCGGATGCCGAGAAAAAGATCATCGAGGACGCTGTCAATTTCTACTTCATGGATGATGACGCTCCTGAAGGCAAGGTCTGGATTTACATGTGCGCCATGGATGACTAAGACACGATCACATAACAAGAAAAGAAACGATTCTGTAAGACGGGAAATAGACCGCCTTATAGAATCGTTGTCGTTCGAGCCTGTCAACTTCTACGAGGTTATGGCCCGGATTAGGCACTTGATGTGCCTGTTATGATATCTCTGAAATTAGGCAACTGCAAATAGAACGAGAATCTGCTTAACGGTCTCCATCGTTCAAGCAATGATCGGTTACACTCATTCCATCCATCTTTTCCGAAGCGGATATCCAAGGCATTAGTTATCTTACGCACGATAGACTGGATGTATGGTACATTTGCCCTGTTCCCAATGGAAGGGGTATAAATACATATTTTGTATATTCCTCCATTATTACAATCCCAGTTTCCCCTGTAAAAAGTGATATGGGCTTTGTCTAGTATCGCCTCGTCTGACAAGCTTATAAATCCGTTGTAACATCCGACGTACCTAGCTTCGAATACTTTTAATCCAGTGGACGATCGAAGAAGCTTTTTCAATCCTCTCTCGTCCCGGACAATTTGGCTTATTCCCATGAATTAATGATTATATAGTCCCCGCAATCTTCAATATACTTTATTCCGGCACTATCAAGAGTATTCTCTATGTCCACTTGGCACAGGCAAGATTCCGGTATGATATTGTCATACCCTTCCGCTGGGATAATTTTCGTGATTTGCGGGAAATGATCCTCTAGTTGTTTAGGGGATTGTATTTCTACATCTCCGTCGTAAATAAGTACGCACATGTTATTTAAATTATGAGCCTTCAAGGGAAGGCTCGGTTAATACTATTCCCCAAGATCGGGTATAGGCATCCAAAAATCATATTCGCTAACTATCATATCGGTTCTTTCGTCTTCGTTTACCCTCCACCAGATCGATTTCATAGAATAATACATAAAGCCGACATAGAATCTATATTCATGATATATGACAACTTCTGTGTTACATTCAGGCAACCGTTCCTCAACGCTTATCCATGGTGATTGCTTTGCCTGCCATTCGGCACCTGCTTTGAAAGCTTTAAAGCTGGCGCTTCTTACTGGTAAGCCTTTTGTTATATCACTTAGCGCAAATTCCTTTGCCGCTACTTCTACTGCTTGTTCCATTTCAATATCTCTTTCCATGTTTATTCTCCCTTAATTCGTTGTATCTAATTTTGTTATCGATGTGCTATAAGAGATCTATATACAGCAAGTCCGCATTAAGAAATATAATTACGATTGAAGCCTTGATTACTTCCGCTATATCCCCATCGTTGGTTAGGATAGATGTTAAAAAGAACATCCTCTCAGTAAAAGACATTTCCTTTAAAGCATCATCCCAGTCTTTATATTCCGGCTCTTTCATGAAATCGTAGATATCTTCAAGGCTGATATCTAACGCTCCTGCGAGATCCAGCAAGCGGATAACCGCATCGGCCATTTCATCGGATATCGTGTCCTTGACACATTTCTCAAATGCGCGTTCAAAACATTTGTTTTCATCAACTAAAACGGAATAACGGTTAAACTCACGCTCAAAAGTCGATATGCCTTTGAAATATTTTCCTTTCCTATCCGCTTCAACGGCCTCCGAAAGCTCTGTTATCACTAGCATCAGAAGATGTCCATTGCTCAAATCCGTGTCATGAAACCCATGATCGCATGCGCATTTGTACGAACGGTCACGGAGTGCGTTGAAATCAATCTTGCTCATATTTATTTTCTTTTTTAATTAAACCTATCACATATTCGCATCCTGCTTCAAACCCCTTGTTATATCCCATACTATCACGGCCCTTGAAATAAAAAGAACCTAAGCATAACATAAATCCTATTATCATCAATATGAGTCCTAGGCCGAAGAAGGGTTGGGAAAAAGATATATGGAAAGGCTTAAACTGTATTGTCATTCCGGAGGATAATATGAATATTACTGAAAGCATAATGACTGCGGGTAGTATTGCCTTAATCATTTGATCCTCCTTTCAGCAATTCGAGATTGTCATAAACATTCCCAATAACACTTCCTTGGCACACCTCAAAGTCTAGCAGTTCACATGGATTAACCCCATCTAGGGATATGCACCATCCTGTATGTTCATACAAGTCAATTACTTTGGGAAACTCTCTTTTCTCTTCATGTTTCCATGTTGAGAATATAACGGCATAAATACGTCCGCTTGGGGCTTTTATTAAATCCCCCTCGTAAATCTCCTTTCCGCTCTTGTCTTTTAGGCCAGTGTACTGGCCTATAGTTGTTTTATCGCACATAACTCCAGACAATCGAAAGAAGTGAGTATCACCTCTAAAATTATACTCTATCTCAACATACAGTTCATTCCGCTGGTCTATAATGCAATAGTCGTCGGCTTGAACCAATCCACCATACGCCCATTTATTATTATCAATACGCTTCGCTCTGAATTTAATCTCACGCATTTGATCCTCCTTTCTCTGTTAAATATTTCTTATTCAAGTGACCTCTCTTGATGAGCCATTCTATAGCGTCAACCACATTGTCCATTAGGTTCTCCTTGTTAAAGGAGTTTGCGCAAGTGTAAGTTTTGTCGCCTTCCTCGTCCTCGATCTTGTCCGATGCGTACATTAACTCGACTAAATTACCGGACAGGTAATAAACCATTCCGTCTATATCGTCTTGGTATGATTTAGGCAGTATCTCTATCATCTTAGATAGAGACCAAGCCGGGAATGCCATATCTTGACCCACGTGCCCTTCAATCCTTCTATATTCAAATGCGACCGGCAATTCAAATTCATCCAAATACATGTCTGCCGTATCCGGTCTCACCCCGGCCTCTAATAGCCGGGATGATTGTTTTTTATTCGTGCATATTTGATTCATGATTGTTTATTTAATTGTTAAATCGGTCATTGAACATTATTTTCTTCATGCTTTATTTCTCCTTCTTGTTGATCGCCTCATGAAGCGAATTATACACCCGGGCGAATATTTTTCTTTGCTTTTTGTCTTTTAATGAATCGGCGAACTTGTGCATGACCATCTTCTTCTTGTTATCCCAGATTATCCGTGCCTTATCCACTCCGTCAACAAACAATATATGCGGATATTTACCCCATTGTATCAATATGCCATTATCGATAAGATCTGTGATCTCCTTTGGCATTAGCTCCTTATTACGGGCCATGCCTATGAGCTTACCTTCCTCTCGCTCTATGGCCGACTTGGTTTTGTCTATCTCCTTTTGGAGATTGGATATAGCGTTGTTCTGCCTATCCCATCTTCGCATAGTGGCCGGGCCGTTCCTCTTATCGTTAAGAGGTTGCCCGTTAGCGGAGGCTACATCCCCAAAGTGTTCGTTGATCTTTTTGTCTAATTTATCCTCTTTCTTTTTAAGAGAGGATTTTAGTATTTTTAGTCTACTCATATCTACCCCTCCTGAATAATTACACATTCTATCTCTTCGTCCCATGTTACATCCACCGGATCGTACTCATACTCTCCATCGGACGTGCGGATCATTACCTCCGCTTCCGGGTCTTGCTCTTGGAGAAGAGCGATTAGTTCTTTATTTCTCATGCTAATTTTCTCCTGTTGATTTAAGGGGGTATTCCTTGGACGGAATACCCCGGGTAAGTATTAGTTCTGCTCGGCAAGTTTCTTGAACTCCCCAAGCAACATATAGATCGTGGCGATATCGTCCTTGAAACGATCCACCGTTTCCTCGTTGATGCACCATGAGTAATTGAATACAAGGTCTGTCAATTGTTCGCACATTTCCGATGGATTGATAACCTTGTTAATGAACTCGTTGAAGGACGTGAAATCGTATTCTTTAGCCTGCATAGTTCAACTCCTCCATCTTTGAAAATCCCAATACTAACATAAGAGAATCGAATTTGTCCACATACCACTCCGGTTGAGTTTCCTTAGGGTTGTTCTTGTTTATCTGATTCTCTCCGTATTCGAGTCCTTTCTTGGATATGGAGTTGAAATATTTGATCTTGCCTTTAGATGATTTACGTGATATACGTTCGATATATCCTAGCTCGATAGCCCTTTTGTAGAATTGATTCCGTGATACCTTGTAACCTTTCTCGTAGAGTAGATCGGTAGCCGACTTCATCACTCCCTTTGACGGTACGTAATCGGGCAATGGCAATCCAAGTGGCGTGGCTACCTTCTCCAGCAATGACAACTTGGAAACGTCATTGAGGTTCAGCATCTCGCTTACGCCTTTCACCCATTCGATTCCGGCACGGACTTTTGTCGGGGTTACGGACGATGGTCTGGATTGGTTGGCTATAGGATCGGCTTTTCCGGTTTCTAGATCGTCCCAGCGAAGAACTAGTTTCGCTCTTGTCTCATCATTGAATTTGGATGCGATGTACATGCATTCCTTGTAGTCTAACTCGTAACATGGGAGTAATCGCCCGGAAGGATCTTTATATTCACTGAGCCGAAATTTCCGCCCAGTGATTTTCTCCCATGCTGGCTCCATGCTTCTAATAGATTCTAAGACATCTTTGTGCCTTCTTACTGCAAGCTCAGCTATTTCTAGCGAACTCATCGTTTGTTTTGATAAAATAATTTCTGTTGCCATAATTTAGACGATTTAAAATGGCATTGCGGAAAGAAGACGGTCCGCAATTAACCCGCCGTCTAACACCTCAATAGGCTGGAGTCCCATTACAGTTCCCCACGGGTTTGCGAACCGATATCATAGATACGATGATCTTACAAGCATAAAAAATGCCCGCTATATATGGCAGGCTTCCGCTTGCCTATTGAGAAATGTTAGACATCGCAAATGTACCACTTCTTTCCAAAACGCCAAATAAAATCCTTGAAAAATTATCCCGCCCTGTCAAACGCCTTCTCAAAGACCTCCGGCCTTAGCAAGGCGTTGCTTATCGCCGTGAACGCCTTCACGATCTCGGGCTGCTCATTTAAGTTTATTTTCACGTCCTTCCCGGTGACCTCGCTTGATAACCGGTCACTTAGGAACTCTACCCTGCCCAAATCTAGATAGGACAGGGGATTGTACGCCAACGGGACGATCCCCCGCATCCTTTCGCCGAAATCGTATATCGTGATCCTAGACATCTGCGCAATCATGTTTATCGTGGATGACAAGGATGCTATCCTGTTCGCCGAACCGGATACCCCGTGATCCAGCAATATCTGGCTGATCGTGTAGTAATACCGGTCTATATGAGGCTGCACGTCCTCCTCCATGCTTTGCGTTATCTCGGCGAACGCCTCCTTGTTGGCCTTGGCTATCCGGAAGATGTTGGTGTTATAAGCGTTTATCCCCCTCTCGATAGCGTTGGCCGTCCGTTTTGCGTTATGCCTGTAGTGCTCGCTATTCCTTATGGCCTCCATGAGTGATACCGTGTAGTTATACACTTGGTCGTTCAAGAAAAGCACCATGTAGGTTAGCGAGGTGACAAGTCCGTTCGTGTCCTTGTCGATCTCTTCCCAATCGTTGTATTGCTTCATGACTTATTTATCTAATTTGATTTGGTACAGGTGGAAACAATTCTCGTGCAGGTTAACAAATTCCTTACGTGGAGGGAATATCTGCGCTACCTGCATGCTGTCCGGCATAAACTTGTATCGTATCTCTTTCAGTTCGTAATATCCGAGCGTGTGATTGGCGGATACGGACAGATGCCATTCACCCATTTCCTTATTTATGAGAATATCCTTTCCTTTGTAGGTGAACATGCCCGTCTCGTAGACTCCGTGCTCATCCTCGATATGCTCATATATGAAATCGATCGGAAGCATCGTAAATGCCATTGGTAATGGCCGTTTATATTTCTTCAATTCCTCATTTGTCATTTTCTCTGTTTTTTTATTTATCTCATCATAGATGAATGCATCTTTCAACTATGATGAATATCTTTCTTTAGAAAACTAAGTATATGTTGTATAACCTTGATAGTCCATCCATTGCCCAACAAACGGTATATCTGCGTATCAGAGCAATCCCATTTGTACCAATCAGGAACGGTTTGTAGCCTAGAGCACTCGATCGGGGTCAATCTCCGGATAGATGATGTCTCCACTAGGGTCATGCCATTAGCTTGTGATCCTTTATATGAGGAGGCCAGTAATGAGTTCGATTTTCCGTCTTGATCTTTCAAGTTTCTTTCTTGTCGTACACTAAGTATGGCATGGTTTCTTCCGCTTATCTCGGCTAACAAGGCCGGACATTGTCCATTCGCATCATATACCCTGTTTTGTTGATATGGCTGGATACCCCCGCTTTCCTTACTCTCATTTAACTGGATAATCCTATGGAGCACATTGTTCTGTTCCCATGCGTTTGACGATAAGGTTGGTGCCTTGCCATGGAAAACATTACCCTTATTATTGCCCCTAGGTCTTTGCAGGATCAGGTCCATATCCGAATGGTTCCCTGATCCATGGCCTCCAGCTAAGAGACATGAGGCTTTGGTTTGATCTCTCCTTAACGAACCAAAAGTATTGATGATTTGGTAATTATGCCTAGAATCAATGGATCTCCCGGTCGAACTTCTTTGGCATGTTGCCTTCCCGTTTACCGAGATAAAGGTCCCGGTGTTATTGCATGTGCCAACGGCCATCAAGGAGACCGCTTTATCCCCGTCGATCTGGGTGAATCGTTTCTCCATATGTTTATCGTTTGAGATATACCTAATGGCCTTCTCGCTCAGGTAATATTTCTCGTCAACCTCTTCCTCCAAGATATCCCTTAACAATATACCCTCGTCCTTTGGCTGCGGTATGTCGGAGTGGATCTCCCTGAACAGTCCGACCTCCCTTGTCCTTATGTTCGTCCAATACCACCGGTTCCGGTTCTGGGCCGACACCAAATTTGAGTTTATGTTGACTGGATGAACACCGCAATACTCAGTAATTACCCGCATGTGCTCTTTCTTCATGTTCACGTTCTCAAGCAAGAAGAACACATCCGGGTTCAATGCCTTCACATGGTTCAGTATGTCCACGAATACGAAGAAGAGCTTGCTTCGAGGATCATCGAAAGCCAGTTGTTTGCCGGCGAAAGAGAATCCTTGGCAAGGACTTCCTGCCAGTATGAGATCTATCGTTCCCCAATCTATCTCCCATTCCCTCCACTTGGTCACGTCCCCTAAATGTATCGTATCCGGGAAGTTCAGCCTCGTTTGGGATATGGCGAACTTGTCGATCTCGCTCGCATAATAATGCTCCGGTTCAATCCCGAGTTCTCTTAATGCGATCCTACCACAAGACATTCCGTCAAATAAGGATAAAACATTCATGTCTCTCTTGTTTTAGCAAAAACTACGCTTTCATGATCCGGCCTCATATGGGCCATGCAAGCCTTGCTGTACTCGCAATCCCTAGCTCCATCGCCCCGGAACAGGCATCCCCTGCATACGACCGCTTTCCCTTGGTATATTGCCTCGAAGCGTTTGACTTGCACCCTGTTTGTCCCGACTTGGATAACAAAGCCGGTAGGGGTGTTTCTCAATCTCTCTGTTATTTCCATGTTATCTTCTCCTGCTTTCTCCGTTTAGGATTATCACGTTAAAACTCTTGAACCTGTCCACCAGCCTAGTTCCGAACCGATTCTTGAAATCCGTGACGGATAGGTTGGAAGTGATATGATACTTCTTCTGATGGGACTGGTATATCTCGTACCTCGCGTATAGGAACTCGTCTATTACGCTGTTAAGGCTGGTGCCGTAGCTTTTCTGGTTCTCCGTCTCAAGACCGATATCGTTAAGGCAGATATCGAACGGGTTCCCTTCCATGCTCCCTTTCCCGGCCTCCTCGTTGTACGTGAACCTGTCTATGTGACCATGGATCTTGTAATAGTTCATCATCTGGGTCACGGATAGGTTTACGAAGCGTTTGGGGTTATCCGTCAATTTCAGGTAATCGGCGAATATCTGCATCATGAGCGTTTTGCCCGTTCCCGGATCTCCCACGATAAGGAGGTTCTTGTGCAGCTTATAGTTCTCCTCCGGAAATACGGACTCGGCCAACGGGCAATCGTTGAAATAATACAACAGGAATCTCAAAACCTTGTCATTCCCCCTGTCTGTCTCGAATTGCCGCCTCTCGATCCCTAGGTAATTACAACCGAGCGCCTTTATCATCCGGGCGTGGCTGATGTACTCCGTATCGTCCGAGAGATCGTACCTAGAAACGTTCTGTATAGTCCTTGCGTGCTTCTTCACTAGGTTGAACACCTGTTTTTGCTGGAGCCTCTCTTTTTCCGTAGGCCCCCGCATGGCTTGTATAGCCTCCGAAAGTTTCTTTTCTTGTTCCTCCATTATGTCTTTGATTATAAGCCCTTAGTCCTGTTCCCTGCCACCAATAGGTGAATCGTCTCTTAACGTCATCTATCGTTTTTAGCGTATCGCCTTCCCCGGTGGATACCATCCAAGCGAGGAAGTTATCCAGCTCGCCGGGAATGAGGTCATTGAAAGCGACGCTCAATCCTGATATCTGGCAAGCGTATCTGCGCCATTCCTCGTCCCCCAATAACTCATTCTTGAAATTCTCGAAAAGCGTCTCACGCGTATTAAGACTCTCTCTATTTTTATTTCCTTTTCTTTCCTTTATAGGGTTTGTGCTTACATTAATGTCATTATTGCTTACATTAACCTTATTATTGTCCACATTAACTAGTAGGTAAGGATAATTAGATGAATCTTTTCTTCTTTTTATAGCCTTGAAATATCGCTCCTGAATACCTTTGCTAGTTAGAACACTTACCGTGCTAAACAGAGTCTGTTCAAAGAATCCCCACCTAACCAAGCGTGTTACTATCTGCTCCAGTAATTCTAAGCTAATGCCGGGTAAACCTCTAAGCAGTGACATCTTTAACGCATCATTCCACAATATGAAATACCCATTTCGGTATATCGCACAAAGCAGCTTTATAGCGGTGATCTCACCCTTAATGCCAAATTCACCCGATATTGAGCCTATTTTTTCATCAGAAAAGAAATCAACATCGAAAGGGAAATAGTCTAGCCCTTCTTTATTTGGTCGTGCCATGTTTATTTCTCCATAATTTAAATTCTTCCATTGTCATATTGCTTTTCTGTAAATTACATTTCTCACATAATACTTGAAGATTGTCCAAAACTGTAAAGCCTCCTCTTGATACAGGAATAATATGATCTATGCAGAGTTTTTCAGAACATCCACAAACAGCACAATATCTACCGTCTCTTTCAAATACTTTTCTTTTTATACTGTCATTTAGTTTCATGGCCTCTTCACGAATTGCATCTCTCATTCTTGAGCTTATTCCATGATTCTCTGCAAAAAGATATATTGCTCTGCCACCGATTGGAATGCGCTTTACTATTGTTCCATCAAGTGCATAAATGATATCATGCTTAATTTTGAATTTTCGAAGTTTATCGCAAGAAGGCATCATTTCATTAATTATATCCCCATCTTCAGAATAAAAGGATACTATCCGTTTCCCTTTAATAGTCTTATTTAACATAGATAGCTCCTTGGGGGTAAGCTTGCTTAGTCCTCTTTTCATACAGTTATCTAAATGATTATTATAAAATAGAGAGGATTTATTATCCTCTCCCATATGTTATTTCTCTACCTCCGATACATTCAATCGTGTCGGTTGCCTCAAATCGTGCCGATTGTATTAGATCAAGCCACGCTTCGCACTCCGAGAATGTCCGGGCTGCTTCCCACATTTCATTAGAAAAAAACTTACGAGAGAGCATAATGAAACCCTTATCCATATACTAAAAATCAAAATCCGGAGACTCGCCGCCCTGCAAGGACTTTAGTTTCTGGTCTACAAGGTGGTTTACATCCCATATATTTACAGGTTGTATTTGCAGGTTCTCCGCCATTTGCCTTGCTACTTCCTCGGAGACAGGATTTATAGCGTATATGGCCCCCGATGAGAGAAAGCGGGTGAAACCGGGCTGGTTACTTGTATCCGGAACGTCTACCCGAAGCATATTGGTACCGGCCACATTCTGTTCCGTACATCTTCCCGCTATCCTTGAATGGCCGAATAACTCGACCACGCACCATAAATCAAATTTCTCTTGTTCCATATTATTTTCTATTTTTAAAAGTGTTACAAAATCTCGTGGAGTTAGCTACCCGTCCAGCATCATGTATGATGCACCAAACGCATAGCCCCTTGTGAGGATGTCCGTTGGCGCAATCGCCACATTTCACCTTTTCTTGCTCGTCTTTCTTCTTAGCCATTTCAATCCTTTATGCCTTTCTGATCCCTCAAATCCTTTATTCGTTTCTTGTAATCTTCGATCATCAATTGGTAATCGAATGCCGAGAGTTTAGAGATAGAGTGCTTTTTCACCTCAAGCTCGTTAATTACTTTTATGCCATACTTATTTATCAAGCCCTTGGCATAACCGATGTTGTTGCCCTCGTCGAAACGGTTGCAAGACCTGCATTGAGCGTTGCAGTTTCTCTCGCTGTATCTGGTACCCATATGTGACCGGTTGACGAAATGTCCGCAATCTGCCTCTTTCCAATGCACGATCTTCCCACAGCTTATGCAACGGCAATAACCGTTGTTGTCAGCATCCCTTATTCTTATAAATACGGAGAATATACGGTCTAGTCTGTTCTTTAAAGAGGTTATGTTCTTTACTTTTCCCATGGATGTTTTCTTTTTTCGTTTATTAATAAGAATCCTGCCAAGATCACTGCTATAAGTCCGAGTATTGCGGTGATAAGGTATATGGCCATTGTCAAGTGATCTAAATCTTGTATTGTTCCCATGATTATATGTTTGTTATTCGTGGACGGTGCCGGGATCGAACCGGCCTCTTTACGTCATGCGCACTCCGTAACGTTTCATCCCGGAATACTTACCGCCCGAAATCCCCGCATATCCTCACGGGCGGCGGGGATAATCATTACTAAACTAAATCTAATACCATGAAAAACACACTAATATCAATATCAAACCTCTAGCTCTTCAATTAAGAGTTGTCCACATCCCATGAACCATACTTGGGAAGCTGGTGATTTCTGGAGCAAGGCGATCTCTATTGCGGCCTCCTTGAACTTGCTCTTGTCATGCCCGGCCTTTTGCCTGATGAAGGATTGCGTTCTCGTAATGAGATCTCCGTCCCCTTCCTTGGGATCACGGGTTATGATATCCTTGCACTCTCTCATCTTATCCTCTATTGATTTAGAGGTGTCGGACAATGATTTCTCTATCTCTTTTTTATCGATATCTACAACTCTCTTATTGACATCCGCGTTGAACGGGAATACGTCCATGATCATTGTCTCCGTGACAGAGGCTATGGTGTAATCCGCCATTGTCCCCTTCATGCCTTCTTCTAGCACGGTTATGGCCTCTTTTAGACTAGAGGCTTGGGCAAGCATTTGTGCGGCGGTTTTCTTTTCCGCTCCGCTCTTCTCGTCCAACGTTATAAAATAAACCTTGATCTTATAGAACCGGTCACCATTCTCGTTGAAGAATAATTCGGATAAACGAGCTCGTTTAATGTCTGTTACCGTGAACTCACCCGTGATGAAGGGGCGGATCTCCTCGGTGATTTTTGCTTCCGCTTCCGTAAAACTTAAGCTATCAACTAAATATTCTTCTGTTACCCGTTTTTGATTGCCATTTTCTAATAATTTTTCAAATGACACTTTACATGAAAAATATGTTCTTGCCATAATTATTTATTTTTTATAAATTCCCACCTAAAACCTCCAGCTTGTCTATTTTTACCTTGACATACGCAAGATATGTTTTGACTTTTTATCCCTGTTGATTTGGCCGCTTGTGATATTGATTCAAATTCTCTTATATTATTTCCTTTATTATCAATTTGAATAACAGGTTTACCCGGCGCAAATTTCTTTTTTAAAATATCTCTTCTGTGTATCTGGTTTTCAGAAGAGTCACACCATTCTATATTTGATAGATTGTTATTGGTCTTATTTCCATCAATATGATTTACTTGATTTTTGAAAATATCACGGGGTAGGAACGATTTAGCTACTAATCTGTGAATAAGAAAACGTTTATATTTCCCATTCTTAAATAGTGTCACTGTTAGATATCCTTTACTATGCTTGCCAAGCGATAGAATTTGGGCATTTCTTTTATATCTTCCAGTCCCTTTACTTTCAAATATCCTTTCCTTAGACCTAACTCTACCCATATTAGAAACTTGATATAACCCTTCGTATCCAACTATATCTTTCCAAATTTCATCCATATTTATATCATGTATTGTGCATATTGTTAATAGTTTACGTTGTACTTCTTTCTTTCGTATTGTGGGATATACCCCTTGCAAGGGGTGTTCCCAGTAAATAAGACCGGTTCCGGCCTTACAGTTTCCCCATCTTTTTTAGACGGGTCTTTCCAATGCTTTTGTCGTTGATGGCAAAGGCAATGTCTTTTAGAACATGCCTCATTGAGGCAGAATATCAGTTCTTTCATCTTGGATTATTTTCTCGAGTTTCTTTAGATCCTTTTTGGCTAATCTTACGGTATCAGCTATCCTTGGTCTTCCCTTGGAATCCACGTGTTCTAGGATAACTGATAGATGGCGGGACAGTGTTTTAATGAAAGACTCGGATAGCTGGTACCTTTTAACCATGGCCGTTATTTTTTATAAAAACCTTGGAACCTCACGATACCTAGATACTCGGGAGATTTCATTAGTCCGTCCCCCATGCCGCCCAACGTCTCGGCTCCCGGCTCGTCAAGGACAACCTTGGAGTCAATCTCCTTAGGTACACGGAAGCATATCTGTACGGGGAAATTCACCTTAGCGTCTCCCGTGATCACGTTAACCGACGCTCTTTGCGTAGCTGCCATGATCCGGAACCCAAGCGATCGTCCCTTTTGTAGCAACATCTTCAGATTCTCCTCCAATGACTTTTCACGACCGACCGTGCGTAGTTCCATTTTAGGCTCGAGGAACCCGAAGGCGTTCTTTCGCTGGCCAACCTCGACCATTTCCTTTATGTCAAGTTCCGTTCCCGATCGGGAGGACGCTACCGCGTCGGCGAACTCATCGAACACCACCAGCGTTTTCCATGATGCCCTCGATTTAGCCCTTTCCTGCATATCCTGTACGAGTTCTTTCATCTTGGCCTCTATTTCTTCTATATCATTATAGACCTTTATGTATTTCTCGGAGGAATAATTACAGAACTCGTATTTCGGATCGAAAATTACGATGTCCCGGATACCGGCTAAGCGGGCGTATTCTATCGTGGATATGATACACACGGATTTACCGCTACCGGTAGCTCCGCAAATCAAGGCGTGAGGCGTGGAGTTGTTATCGAGATCCCACACCACGAGCCTTCCGAAGTTATCCGTTCCTATGGGAATCCTCATGCCGTCGATATACTTCTTGTCCCAGTACAAGGACTTGGTTCTTTTCTTCGGTGATTCTATGGAGAGGTAGGATTTTCCCTCATACACCATAAGCTCGTTACCCATCCTTATGGATGGCACGTCCAGCGCGTTCGCTATGTCTAGCTTGTATTTCATCACTGTCGTGATCTTTGTCCCAGCGGATACCTCTAGCAGATACGTGTCTGACGAGTACCCGTTAATCTCCTTGGCCACGTTCACGATCACCCCGAATGTCCGTAGGATATGCTCTATTTTCTCGCTGTTTGTCATATTACTATTGGATAAATCATATTGAATGAATGAGGAAGCGTTCCTCTTGAACTCGGATATTACCTTGGGGTTTACCGATCCAAGGGAAGCGTCCCGTATTTTTTTCTGTCTCTTCGATATCAATTCCTTCTTTGACTCGGGCACGTTGAAATCATCGACCTCCGCTATCAGCGTCTTGGCCCAGAAATTATAAAGCTCGGCCCTGTCCACGAAGTTGTCGCTATCGTTGATCATGTACACGTAATCCGGATCGGACACGGCCTCTATCATCCTTTTTAGCGGCTCGTACAATATGGCCTCGTAAAGCTTCCTCGTGTCGTTATCGAGATTGATCACGAATTTCTTCAACTGGGAGGAGCCGTCCTTGTTTTTCGAGATCTTGTTCTCCACGAACCATACCTCGTCAACATTCTCCCCGAAGCGGGACTCATAGCACTTGACGTAGGTCATTGCCTGTTTCCCGCAGGTAAACGTTAGCTCCTCGTCATCGGTGAACTTGGCCCTTGACTTATGGTCTATGATGACCGTCCGACCGCTTTCCGTCCTTATCGCCAAGTCTAGCCTAGCGTGGCAGGGTAGGGGGATGTCCACCCCGTTTATCGTTACCCATTCCTCGCACCTTGATTCCACGGCGATTATCTCCTTGATACCGGAAAGATAGATATCCTTCTCCCCGTAGAAGTTATTGATAAGCCTCGTGGCGTTCTTGGTGGCCTCGATCTTGCATTCCTCTACGGTAGGTGTCGTTTTCTGTATCTTCCAATCATTCGGGTGTACCTCCTCTATGTATGAGAACGCTACCCTCTCCATTTCCGTGATCGGTATTATCTGCCCCTTGCGCTGTAGCTCCATGAAGAAATACTCCAAGGCCGAATGATAGGCGTTACCCGCTACCGTGCTGGAGGATGATCTGGATCTTTCCCGGTAAATCTCCCGTTTCTCGAACTCCTTCTCGTTCCGGGAGAAAGAGGCTACCTTGCTGTAACTCCAAGAGTCGATAAGGTAGTTTGATAAATGCTCCTCCAGCTCGGCGTTGGTATAGGATGAGTACTTGTTCATGGCATGTCCTCTTTGTTTTTGCCCTTAGACTGTCTCATCGCCTCCTTTTTTTGATCGACATCTTTCTTTGTCTCACGAATTGGAAGGATTAGATCGTTTACCGTGGTATCCCCGTCCTTTAACGCTTGTATGATCCCGATCAGCATGGCGATCTCGTCGGGGCCTATCTGATTGCTGGTCTGTTTGCCGCATAGCTTAATGACCTCCTCTTCCGTTATGGCGTATTCGTTCTTGAACTTGTTGATGATATTAGTTCTCGTTTTTAATATCTTGTCAGCGTCGGATAGATCCCCCGTGATGAATTTTTGGGCGGCTTGATAGACCCTGTCCACTATGGCCTTGGGGATAACGGCGAATACGGAATTGCGATAAGCTATGGAGTTGGCGGCGTTTCCCGTTACGGTAATCATGTCGTCTGAGTAACGTTTCCCCTTGCTATCCACTATGCTCCTGCGAACCTCGAACGCGGACGCTACGTTTGTCTCCAGATCCCAGCATGTACCCCTGCTGATGATCTGCTTGTCCGTTATCTGGATAACCTTGGCCTCAGTCCTGATATTACCCCAATTGGATACGATTATCTTGGCGAGGTGTACGGATGGCCCAGTAATAGGTTTCCCTCCTCTTGGCAAGGCATAACTGCATGACCTTGCCGTGTCTTGATTCATCGTGGCCATTACCACGGAATTATCAATACTCCTTCTGATATCCCTAGGATATCTTTTCGCGGTCGCAACTTGTGAGTCCACGTTTGCTCTCTCAACCGCATCTACCTGTAAAATTTGTACTTCATGGCTTTCTGCTGGAAGTACCTCGTAACTGCTTGATTCCATGATTATTTATTTTGAATGATTTTCTTTACCAATATAAAGTGCTGGTTTCCCAATCTCGTTGATACCGATCGTCCTCGGATTCTGTTTCCTCCTCCCCGTCGTACTCCGGTTCGCCGTCGGGGTCTTTGATGTAGATGTCTCTCATGCGATCCTCCGATAAGCAATGCCTTGGGGCTATTGCATTTCTTTAAATACCCCTCCATCTAATTTGTAATATGTATCCGCCTTTATCTTCTCCCCGTCAACAAATTCCGTTTTTACGCAAACGGGGATATATCTTTGCTTTTTATCCGAATAAGACCATTCGGATAGTGTTATCCATGATCCTTTTGAGGCTTTTGCTACTGAGTTAATACCTGCGCACATGATGACACAGTCTTCGCCAGTGCTGTCAATCTGGGCACCGTAGCCGGACGAACCAATCTTGGCACCGTTGCCGGACGAACCAAT